ATGATTGATTTACTTCCACCAGAACGTGAATCATCACACTCATTCCCAGACATGAATATTGTCATTCAGGCAATTCCATTAGTAATGAGTATGTATGGATATGAAGTAGACTTCACAGTCGCACGACCACCAGAGTCAAAGCACAAAGGTGCTATGTGCGGATTATACGATGCGTTTGGGGTAGTAAATAATTCTCTAGAATGTACACAACAATACAAGCACGGACAAACCGCTTGGACTCTAAATGGTGAACACGAGAAATTCGACGCAGTCGTATTCCTTGGTGTGCCTATGCAAGATCAAGACATTGGGTTCGAAGAAGATCAAGTCCGTGAGATATTTGCACCTATGTGCACCCCAGAATTTGATATGGTTGACATTTACTACGGTGCACCTTCCGCAGTTAAATGGTTTAATGGTGAAGAAAAAGACAGCAAGACAATGGTCGACACTGCGTTTGCTCTACGTTCAACGTGGGATAACCAAATGTCATCAGGCCGCCCGGAAGAATGCGACATCATGCACAAAATGATTAAAGTATTCTAAGGAACTTACCCGACAGTAAGAAACGAAGAAGGGACCTTTCGGTCCCTTTTTTTTATATCCAGTAAAGTATCAATCCGAAGATTGCACACCATATTAACACGTTGGGTCTATACCCCCATACGATTTTAAAATCAATTGCAGTGTCTTTAGCGAATTCTTTTGTGGAGTTCCACGCCTGTTTGAACAATGGTATCATTATTAACCTCTACTTTAGCATTCGTAGGTAAACTCAGTTTTATATCTGCGTGAACATGATGAATGACAAATTGAATATCACTGAATTCTCTGAAGAATCCAGACCAAATAGGACGCCAGTTACTTGCCATGCGGTGTACGTTCAGCGCACTTCTATTGGCGTTTAAAAAAGAGTCGGTAAAACTATCTAAGTTCATGTCGAACATTGCGTCAAATCCATACAGGTGTACTTCTTTAGCTCGCATAACACGACACGCATAGTCTACTGCCATATGTCCACATGAATAGTTTGTCGCTGCCTCAGATAACTTATGGCCAGGCAACTGTGCATATGGGGGTATGTGGGTATGAAATCCTCTAATGTTTGGTGAGTACTTCAAGTAAAAGGTTGGATTGACTTCCATCCATCGACGTGGTCGAGTACCTAGAATCCAATCATACTCATTTAGTTTTACTTTACCCTTCTCTAACGCCTCCATCATTTTAAAGTCGACCATACAGGAAGCATAAACTTCTCGTTTAGTAAGAGATATAGGAGGCATGTTGCAAACTAACAACTCCCCTTCGGTACCTCTTTGGAATAGACTAGCGCTATTACCATTTCCTAATATGTTAGCTCTTTTCATTTTGGTTCTCTGTGATATGTTCCATATACACAGTGTACTAGTTCATGACCCCATGTCATGGTATGGTCGTCATCGACACCATTTGGAACCACGACATGAATCTCACAACGAGACATCTGGCTTGTTTTTTTAGTTAGAAACCATAAGGACAGACCTTCTACAGGTTGACCATGACCACTTTTATCTTTTACTGCATTGTTTAATTCTGTACTAGTTTCATATGTATAAACAGTAATAGGAAACTGTACATTACTGTAGTCGTGTGTCCCTTCTATTTTTTTAGATGGAGACGGTTCGCATGATACTAATAATAGTACCATAAAACCGATTATGATTTTAGCTAGGGTATCTCGTAGCATGACCTTCCTCCGTTAGTAAAGTATTTATACATTTCCACTCATTGTAACCAGTTTCAATGAATACTTCTGCGAGGATACGACCATACTTACCTTCTTTGTGGGTAATGACCGTTACCTTGGTACCTACCGGAGCCATCTTATTGACATAATCTGTTGCTGCAAGACCCTTTTTCTTTTCATCAAGATCTCTAGTGCGTGACTCATAAGCATCAATACCAAAAAGGCGCAGGCGCTGGTTAGCGTAAATGAGACCAAAACCAAGGTCAATATCAACGTCGACGGTATCGCCGTCCACCCATCTACGTATTGTTGCTTCATAGTTATACATCACCCACCTTCTATCTAGGAATATTCTGCGCGACATCAAGAATGTCCTGATGTTCCGCAATCTCTTTCATTTCAGAAACAAGCGACTCCATGACATCGGGGTGTTCTCCGATACCAGCTGGATTGGTTAAATAAATCTCAACATTCGCTTTATGGTAAGCAATCTTACCCTGCACGTGTGCGATGGTCGCATCAATCATTCTTTCTCGTAAATTCATCCTTTAGTTCCTACTCTTGCCTTTTCTACTGCACGAGAACCAAACCAGAATGCCATTATGGCTGCAAAGATTGCTTTGGTATCATCGTCCCACAATGTATTTAATGCCTCTGATAGAGGTGTACCATTACTTAGTGCATCCTGTAATAGAGAAAACTCTATCATCGCAAACAGGAAAAAGAAGCAATAGGTAATCACGGGCCTCACAGACTTTTGTAGTCCGGATATGAACCCTGTCCCTTGTGCTATTGTTGTATCATGTTCCAGTAGTGCCTTCTGTTCTTCATGAAGACCCATTTCCTGAAACCGTTTTATTTCATGGTCATAACCCGCCGAAGTGAGTTCTGCCATCTTTTCCATTTTCTTTAGTTCGAATTCTTGATTACGTTTGGACTGAAAGTGATCAGTGATTGCCGGTACAACCGAACTACCAAACCCTAGAAGCGAACCTAATATCCCACTCAACATATCTCATCCTCCAAAAAAAAAGACGGGAAAGTTTCCTGTCCCGTCTTTATATATCATTAAACTAAGTGCGTATTACAAGCTTGCAATAAACTCATTAACCTCGTCAATCTGATCAGGTTTCAAAAACTGCTTGTGTACGCCGACAGAATCTAGAAGACCTTCGACTACCCCGTCACGTAGACTACGGACTTGAGACTCTTCTACCACCTGATCAATACAATCTAGATTAATGTGTCTTTTTGCTTCTCCGAAAGAACTAAATTCTGGATTATCTTGGCGAGGCAATAGGTGATTTACTACACTAGTTAAAACACGATGTGGTGATTTAACTAGTTCTTCATATGAAAATTTCATATCGTATGTGAACTTAGATGCGTCTTCTTCAAAAGCAGTGATTAGTTCGAAGCCCAATGGACTATCACGGAACTCTTCCCATGATGATTCTGGTTCCCAAGTTTTCCACAAAGATACTAGAACGTCTTTATAGTCACGAGTAATCTTCAACAACTGATTAGTTGCGACTCCACCTGACTCTTGACCTTCCATGATTGTTTCTGTAGTTGATGTATCTCCGATGACTTGATGTCCTAGAGAAGTTGCAACTAAAGGCTTGTAGATTTTTTCGAACGCGAAGTTCGATATGTAAAGATTTGATTCGCTGGTCTTCATCTTTTGTTCGAAACGAACGTACATACCGTACATGTTTTGAACGAAGTCGTGACCAGATGCAGCACTACCAACCATGAAGTGGTCGTTTAGTGTTACAATGCTGTGAGTTGTAGGCATTTTTAGTTCCTCATTGGATTCTTTTAAGTAATCTTATGCCGCACGTGCGAAATGGAACTCGCTGGACTGGCCAGTCAATTACGGAATAAGTCCTATTATTTATAAAAACAGACTCTCTAAAAATCAGTTTTATTTAAATTATTTTTGTTGTTGCCACATTGTCCATAGGCCGTACAAAACACCAGCGTATGCACCTAGAGTAATGATTGAATCAAATAAAATATAACTGGCACAAAGTGCAATGATAATCACACCGTCGTACGTGGTTCTTTCGCCTAATCGCGCTTGCAACCAAGTCTTTGCCATCATTACATAAAAAGATAGTTTTGAGAAATTGAACATAGTTAGTCCCTATAATCGTTAAGTGTAAAATTAGTTCCGTGCATCTTCATAAGATCACGTTCGTGGTTTGTATATACTAATACTTCAGGATCATCTACCAAAAAGTCACAGCTCTTACAGAAATCTGGGTAGTCTTCGGTACGGTGTTGCTCACGTAAAGTCTCATACTCTTCGCCAAAGAATATATCTAGTATGTTGTTCTCTGAGGCGTGACCTAGTACTGCTTCTTCGTCACGTCCCAATACTTGACAACATGGGTGCACTGCACCCGTCTTCTTGTCTAGACCACCAGCACGTATCACTACGTCTGGAGAGAACGGTCGTCCACAAGTCTTTTTCTTACCTTCACGTACACCAGATTCGGTGATGTCTTGAACACCGGACCAGTTGTGCATTTTCCATATTTCAGTCTTGACGCCTAACTCATCAACCAATGTCTTATACTTGTCTAGTTCTTGGTCGATATTGTCGTTGTCTGTTATTAGGTGATAGGTTGATATCACGCATTCTGAACCAGACTCTTTTACATACGCAACCATCTCTTCGATGTTACGTCTAATCTGTGCGTAGTGTCCACCCACAGCGTTGTACATCCATTTGGAGTAGTCTTGTTCATCTGAACCAATGAATGAGAATCGATAGAAGTCCAGGCCAGCATCGACACAGTCGCGCATGTATTTACCCTGCATCTTGAATCCATTAGAGAAGATAAAACATTTTGCTCCATACTTTTTTACTACCTTAATATACTCAGGTAGGTTTTTTGCCATTGTTGCCTCACCTGATCCATCTAGGTTGACAACGTTCAATCCGTACTGAGCACAGTCCGCAACGTATCCTTCGAACTCGTCGAGTTTCATGATACGCCGAAACCCTTTATGTCGCCCACCTTCTCGTAAGTCTTGTGGACACATGGAACACGAGTAGTTACATCCCCCCGCTACCTCAATTACAGCACGGTCAATTTGAAATGTTTCTCTAGTCATTTCCATAATAAGTCTTCATCCTCTCTTCATACTCTACTGATTTTCGTTTAGTTTGATGTAGCAATTCTTCTATATTTTCTATCCACCACCAGACTCCCATTTCTTCTTTTGATACTTCTGGATTGAGTCTTAACGCATTAGGTGTATGGTATTTAGTCACGCCTTCACCACTGATTACTGCAAGTGGTCGGGCAAAGTTCTTCGCGACATAATGCCAAATACCGTCGTAACAAATCACCATCCGTGATGTGGATATGAGATGCATTGCCTCAGACGCAGGCGTACGATATGATAACTCGTGCATGTTGAACCCAAGGCTTCTGAAGTGGTTGATTAAATGGTCCCAGTCAGAGTTGTCAAAGATTCGTTTCCACGTCCTAGGTTTCTCTGCATTCCATGTAGGACGCCAGAATACAATTCGCTCTGGGTCATAGTCTTGAAATGCATTCTGTCGGAATATCCAATCATTACATGGAGCATCCGCACCAACATTGTCATTATAGTATCCCGACTGAAACCAGAACCTATTTTTCTGTCCATGTGCATTTATTGCAGCAATTCTTTTCTCACCGTTTGATTCTAAAACAACATCATCATTAAATTTCCAGTTCTTGTATCGACCTTGAGCATTGAAGATGTGATGCACCTCCACGCGTTCCTGTTGATGATAGAAGTTATGGATGTAGTCGCATCGTTCTATAATAGTTTCAGGATCTTCGAAGTGGTGTAGATAGTCTGGTCCGTGCTCCCAGTGAATCTCCAGATTTATTTTACTGATATCGTGGTCGGCTGCATATCTGTGACACGAATTCAATGCCCACATAAAATCACCGACGCCTGGAGTACCGCGCCAGGTCACGAGTTCAGAGGGTTTCATCAACTAGTCTTAATACTTTTTACTTTACGTGCAGAACCCGTAGATGTGTACAGACCGAACCATGCAGCACCCGCACCGACTACGACGGAGATCAGACCCGCCTGTGATGCATTTGGTTCAGGTATCGTCATGAACCATTGAGTGACTTCGATGAGTAGGTACAGATAGGTACCAATGAATGCTCGCGGGAAAAGTCGATACGCATCGATTACATCCGCGAACTGTAACAAACCTTCAAACTTACTTGCCGTGACTTCTTTGTTCGACGTATCGAATTCTACTTCAAGTTCAATCTTCTGTTTGAATGGTTTTGCCTCTGGAGTTGGTGTGACTACTGGTTGTTCTGAAAACATGTTAATTACCTAAATCTTTTTTGTAACCATTTAAATATTGCATATATGGTCAATCCATAAAATGCTAATACGCTCATTGGTAATGCTATATATGCAAGTTCCCACGGCGATAGAAATAGAACCTGCCATGTAAATTCGGCAACCGCCTGTGCATCACTTTGTCGTGCGACTGTGTTATTTACGGAATCCCATGCTAACTGGTTTTCATCTACTAAACTTTCCCATGTTTCCATAGGAATGCATACAAGGTCGGGTGGACATATGTCGTCCTCATATACTGTTCCAATAGGGTTACCATATATGTCTAGGTCTGCCATCACTTCACCTTGAAATCTTGCGGGTCACCATTTATTATATCTTTTGCCTTGTGTTCCCAAATATTAGGAAATAGGCCATGAACTATGCAAACGAACGCAAGTGACCACGCTCTGTACAAATGTTCAAAATAATTCAGACCTATCTCCCGTAGATGTCCCATATCAGAACACTTTCACTTCGTACTTTTGCTCCCATAATTGGGCGTCTAGTTCGTCATTAACCATTGGCCGCCCTCTTATGTTGAGGCTGGTATTTAGTAACATCGGAACACCAGTTCTATCATGGTATTCTTCAATTACCTTTCGAAAGATTGATTCGCAATCCTTCTTCACGATTTGAACACGTGCAGTTCCATCTACGTGTGTTACTGGAGCATAGTCATGCTTTGCCCATGAGGTGAACTGCATATGTTCATTCATTGGTCCGTCGAAGTATTCCTCCGCATATTCCTCTAGGATAGCAGGTGCGAACGGACGATACTTCTGTCGTCTTTTAATTGTGTTAACAGTGTCTTGTACGTCGTATCTTACATCAGCAATAAGGGAGCGGTTGCCAAGAGCACGAGGACCGAACTCAGCCCTTCCACTAGCAATTCCACAATAGCGATGTTCAAGTAAATGATCGACGATACTGCTAGGATTAACATCCCTTTCGATATTATGCCCCGCATAAGGACTCCATATTAATTTGTCTTTTCCGGTTGCCTTTGCCCATGATCGGGCTGCTGTCCCCAAACCAGACCCCGCGTCGGTCGGAGATACTGCAATATGTACCTCATCAAACAGTTCAAACAATCTGGAGTTGATCACAACGTTTTGTGCACACCCGCCAGAATAACATAACTTATTACCGTATTTAGACGCTTCGCGCATTATACCCATGATCGCATAATCAGCAAAGTCTTGGGTTGCTCGTGCAGCGACTTTATCTTCTACAGATAGAATACGTCGTTTGAATTCTCGCCGGAACTTTTTACGATCTTGTTCACGTTTAGATTCTGGGGCGCCTACTGCAATACCTAGAGAAACTTCCGGAGCGATGTCAGACAGGTTTTCGTACCATCGAATCAACCAATCGGTGATTGCGCTTGACTTAGGACACGTTTCATGGTACGCAGACAACCCCATTACCACGTACTCATCTTCGAGTGGACGTAGACCTAGGAACTTAGTTGTGAGGGTATAGACTAGACCTACCGACTTAGGGTAGTGCCATTCTTTGATTAGATTGAACTTGTGATCCATGATGCAGGCGGTCTGCAACTCACCAACACCATCGATAGAGACTAGGACAGTATCTTCAGATGAATCCCACGGACGCGTGTAGAACGCAGAGGCGCAGTGTGACTCGTGGTGTAGATGGTGTGCGTCGTAGACTGACGCTTCTGGATAAGGAAACTTCTCGAATGCCTCAGATTTTTGAATCATCTCTGTCGTTCTACCCGTTGCATCAACACCCCCTCGCATATCAAACTTGATACCGTGGTCTTCATAAAAAGACACATGATCATCATCATTTATCATGTCCCAGAGTACATCGGGAATATTCGGGTCGTTTTTCTTTTTGGAGTAACGTTCGCCATGAGTCGCGAACTCTACTGTACCATCTTCATTGATGATAGCAAATCCTGAGTCGTGATAAAATTCGCTGTAACCTACATATCTCATCATTCACCTGTATTATCAGATTAAATAGTTATTTATATAAAAAAAAGGGGGACCGAAGTCCCCCGACATGCTACCTTGAGCGGGATTAAATTCCTGTTACGTACTCGTATATATCTTTCCAGTTACGCATACGCGGGAAGTCACAATCGGTGTTATAGTCGTGTTCCATCACAAGTGACTCAAGACCAACCTTTGCACCAGCGATAGCGTTCTCTACTTTATCTTCTACCCAGATACATCCAGTATCGTGATAGAATTCTAGCTCTTCGTCTTTGTCTGCGCCTGTATCGAGATAGACGTACTTCTCAAACACAGTCGGACCAAACATCTCACATAGATTCTTGGTACGTAGGTGTTGTGCGTATTCATCGTTACTTAAAGAAGTGATTGCGTGAAATACGTATCCTTGTTCTTCATGTAACTTTCGAACGTACTTGATGGCATCTCGCAATGGAGGCAGTTTACGAATAGTTGCACTCTCATTGAACATGCGACAGAGTCGTCGCTTCTCATTACGTTCTAGACCGTACATGACACCTACGTCGTATACGTCTGGATTCTTCATGATGTACCCGTGGCGTTTCATCCACTGCTTAAACCCGTACATCCAGTCTAGTAGAACACCATCACAATCTACTAGTATGACTTTATCTCTCATCACCCCTCCGTTAGAAACTGGACATCTCCAGTTCCACCTTGCCTAATATCATTTAAAATCTCAAACACTTGACCTGAAGTAAACCCATAATCAGCAAGGGCGACTTGAATACCTCCCCAATCTGGATTGCCAGAAGGGTGTTGATAGATGTAATGATAAACTAAATCTTCTACTAACTGTTTACTTGCTCGCATAAAAAAACCTCCCACATTGAATAGATAGTATAACAATATATGAGAGGTCTGTCAATACTTATTTTGAAAATATTTACGGAAATAGTGCTCTTGTGAATTTGGAAGTCTTATAACGATTGTCATTCCAATGCTTTACCATATCGACTTTCCACTCACCACCAGTGTAGTGACAGAACTTTGCGTTATCAAAGAACTCTTGTTCGGTCTCATAGTGAGGAGAATCATTCCAAGTGGTGTCGATAGTCTCTACATCAAACTCATGTTTCATCAACTGTGCAGAGATGTAAGGCTGATCGTTCATGATAGACATATGGAAGTCACCAGTGTAGCACCAGTCTTCCCACGCTATGAACAGTTCACGTGCACGTAGACGCGCCTCCTTGGACCACAGGACCACCCCTGTATTCATAATGGTTAGTTTAGATGGTCGGTTAGGTGGCATTACAGGGACAATGGGACAGTCATGCATCTCGAACTTGCGACAGAAATCTCGATAGTTATCGTCTTTGTAATCCCATGAATTGTACCCACCACCATTGGCGGTAACGAAGTCTGACTCTAGGACACCGTAGACTTCGGCACCAGACTCCATCTGATCAAATATATTTTCTTCAGTGTTGACTACAATGTCTGTGTCAACGAATAATAGGTTGTCGTATTGATCGAACATAGGATCTAGCCATACACGTGCGCATTCATGCAGCAACGATGTAGAACAACCATGACCTTTGGTTGCAACTCGTTCATCTGAGTAAACGTGTTCTGCACCAATCTTCTTTGCGTATTGTTCGAATGATGTACGGGATATATCCGCAACTTCTTTATAGAGGGAAGAACGCGAACCGTCCCAGCCCGGAATATCACCGCGAGCATCTACTGCGTCACTCACGATCATATATTGAAAAATCACATTAGACATTCTCTAACCTTGTCATCAAGCGTTCTGCTCGATTTGTCACTTGTCGATACCATTTCGAATCACGGCCTTCAACTGCCGCGTTCACCCAATCCTCATTTTGTAAATGAAGATACATGTTCTTGAACTTACTTAGTCTTGGTCTACCTAGGTTAAACATCATGTTAACCAAGATTTGCTGTACCTCATCTGGCCAACAGTGGAACCCGTCTCCGTATAGTACAGCACATTCGTAGATTGCGACGTTGAGGTCGTGGTCGAATGCCTCGCTAACTCTTTCGGGGGAAATTTTCGTTCCGACTGAAGCGCCGTACTCGCCGTCACTTTCCTTGATGAGATGCCCAACACCGAACGTGGGATAGTTGAGATGGTCGAGGTAAATCTCATAGACGACTCCTTCGTCAATCTTTAATTGTTCGAATACTGCTTCTCTGTTCATGATCGATTTCACTTTAGGTTTGCACCATAGTTTACGAATTAGTTTTATCATAACTTGATGGCAAGTACCACCAATATAGATGCTAGTAGAATGTTAGTCATTAAAATTTCGATCGCAAGAATAGTGTGATACCATACCCACCTAGTTTTGTATGCGTTCGCGACCGTAACGTTATCTGGGTCTGGATCTCCAACGGGTTCTGCTGAAGATGGGCCTGAACCCAACCATTTAAAAAACCTCATACTACTAAACCTTTATTGTGCTTGTGTCCCCAGCATTATTCTTGATTGCGGTGAGTTTATTTTCCCATTCCTTTCCCGCTATCGTCATGGCAGACTTCACGCCAGTAACGAGTTTGGGTGATGATGTTGGACTATGGTATCGGGTCCATTTAGGATTACTGTCTTTCCAATCATCGTATTCGGAAATCCGGAGAGTCACTTCCATGATTTCTCCGGTTTCACTATTTTTAAATTCATACTGTGGCATTATGTATCCATTCCAAATTTATGTCAATCACTACGACAGAAGTCTCACATACGCTTCTGAAGAGATAATCACCTCCTATCGAGAAAGTTGTTGAGTAGACGCGTTTAGTATCGTATAATACTGATTAAGCTTTTCCGTTCGATAAGATCGATTACCTTGGGAATATATTGCTTGGCGTCTGGTATCATGTACGAACCTTTGTAGTTCGTTAATTTGGTTCAACTGCTGTTCTTGACTCGACATAGGATTCTCCTTAGAAGTTATAGTTAATTGTCGAAAAGATTACTCGCGGATCAAATTTGGAAATGCCTCCTGTACTAGTTTTTTAGTGATGTAACGACACGGTGGTTTCTTTGCCACCATTTTTAAAATATATTCAGCATCTTCCGGATGAACGGATTCTAGAAGCTGAATAAATTTATTCTCTTTTTTAATCTTAGGTAAATTACCAGCACCACCCTGAACATATAGTCCAAACTCTTTATGCTGCTTAAGCAAACTAGAAGGTGATGACTCCGGTTTATTTGGAGTGAAAGGTGGGCGTCCTTCTGGTAGATCAAATACCAGAGACTCATCGAAGGAACCCCGAAGGATGTCTTTGAACGCCCAGTTGTTTTCATATTTTTTCAAAACATCTAATCGATCTTCACGAGAGTCTGCTTCCTTATACTCTTTGAAGATTTCAAAGACTTCTTTACGAAATGTAATCATTACTTACGCCTTTTCAATTTTATTACATATGTAAGTTGTTCTACCGATGCGTATTTCTATCTTACTCGCACATTTATAGATCAACTCTTTTGTTGCTCTATCATACATTAGTATAATGTTAGCGTTGCTTTTTAGTTCAGATTCCAGAGCGTCTATCTGAAACTCTTTTATTTGTACTACCTTTATATATTCATCAATTATCTTTGCTGTGCCACCAATCCAAAGTAACGAGCACAGCAAGGCAGTTATTGCCACTGTGTGAAACTTGGTCATTAGACTCTCTCCCCTTGTCTATAATTTATTTATAGACGGAGAAGGCTCTACTTCTATGAATATTTAAATTTTGTAAGCCTAGTACTACCACCATAATGTTCACAAAAGGAAAGCTTTTTAAGTGGAGATACCAGGCCTGAATAATGTACCGGAATAAAGTAATAACTTGGATAGATTGTCATATTATTATATTGCATATCTTGAATGATCTTAGTTAAAATCCAAGGTCCAGTTACATTTGCTGCAGCTCCGACCGGCATAGATTTTATATAATCTACACCTTCATTTAAAAAATACTCGATCAATCTTCCGATTAAATAATTTCCCTGCGTTGAACCTACATAAGCATTCGTGACATAGCCTGGATACGCGTATTCATTTTCCCAACATGCAAAGCTGTCATTATCTAATAATTCGTCGGAAAAAGGTTTTAATGCGCGAGTATCAGCGTCTACATAAAATCCACCATATCGATATAATAATTCATATCGAATTAGATCGCATTTAGCTGAATAGTCATTGTGTGGAACGGCATCTATCAAGGATTGTAATCTAAGATCGTAAGGTAAATTTTCTTCAGTCCATAGGATATGATTCCATTCAGGATTCATATTCTTCACTGAGTCTATCAGTTCAGTGGGCTGAATATATTGATCACCTATCCATATTTGATGGATCGTTTTTGGTATCATTTAGGCGATATCTCCACGTACTCTTTTGGATACTTGATCCCATTCTTTAGGTGTGACATCATTTAGGCGAACACCATAAGACCTTGTCGGTTCATTGGGTACTTGGGATGTAAGATCTATTGTGGGTATTAATTGACCAAAGGTATCAAACATCGTTTGGAACTTCATGTCATAGATATGCTTCAGTCCCATAACAAGGTTTGCAAGTTCATCGGTATCTGAAGGCGAGATTGATTCAAATGCACCTTTGTCTATATGTTCCAGTAAATGCTGGAGATCGTCCGTGATCCCCCAGCAGTTCATGATGTCTTGTTCTAGATCAAATCGATCTTTCATGCTGCCACCGCCATCTCGACGGCGAGTTCAGCAGCTTTCTTCTTCTTGACTTGGTTTGCACCGTACCATGCAGAAGTCATTCGACCGTCCGCAGTACGACCCAACTGGTGGTCAGTGAGGTAAGTCACAGAGTTGAATGCCTGCCACCATGAACCACGACCGAACTCAGCGCCAGGTTGAGTCTCCAACAACTCGAATGCTTTCTTTGCATTAGGTGCGAGGTCTTTGTAACCACGTACTTCTGCGGCAGGTGCCTGTGAAGGGAACAGAGAGTTGTAGTACTGAATCAGAGTGTCAGCAGTGAACTGTCGCTTGGACAACAACTGTGCCATCTCTTTGTACTGGTCGAACTTCTCATGCGCCAGTCCTAGGTGTTCTTTGACCATCTGTGGGTCAAACGCACGTCGGTGGTTCACTTTGATACCGTTAGTTGCAGAACCCTTTAGAGCGAGAGACAGAGTGTTCATGCACGTCACACGAACCGGAGTGAATCGAATGTCAATCGACTTACCGTACTCATGTGGGTTAGAGAACAGAAGGTACGAATCAACTTGATCACCCTTCAGGATGTCGAATGACTCTTTGATGCGAGCCATTGCATAGACGATCTTACCGTCTTTGAGTGAACCCGCAGAGTTCATCTCCATGTCACCCGCAGAGCAGTAGTCATTGAAGAAAGTGAATGCTTCCTCATTCTGACAAGGTGACCATGCACCACCCACCTGAGTGAGTACAGAGTTGTCGGATGAACGCACAAGTGCCTCCATACCAGTGGCGATCTTCTCACCGTTGTAGTCAGCGTAAGTAGGAACTTTCTCGACCGACCAGTCGACACCAGCTTTCTGCATCATCTGTACAGGAGTTAGGTCATTGTTGACTTCGGTACCAATACCCCAAGGGCATTTACCGACAGTCGCAGAAGTTTCGATTTGTAGTACATTGTTCATAGAAGACATAATATAGATTCCTTATTCAATTGAGTAGCCATTGTATCATATGTTTTGATTACTTGTCAAGGCGTTTTTAAAATAAATTACAAATGATCTGGGCGGTATTTATTTTGCAGTGCTAACGACTCATCTTCGAGCCCCATCTTTTTGAGACGACCCATCATGACGCGAATCTTTTGAGCCTCATCGCGTCCTCTGACATATGCACGATGGTCATCACTGAAGTGATAGGTCCAATCATGACTTTGAAGCATATGTTCTAGCAATTCCATTTCTGGTCTCATGCTACAAACTCCGACTTAGGTGAGAATCTAGGGTAGAGTCGGAAGTGTGCCAACTCAGTAAGAGTCTGAGTGTACGTGATGGGTTCTTGTAAGAACTTCGCATCAAGTGCGTCATAGAACAGAGAAGCATCATTTTCCATTTCTAACCAGAAGAAGTCGTCGTTGAAGAACGAGTTCTCAGAGATTTTATAAACCGGAATATTCAGGTTGTTGATAACACGAACGGGAACCTTCAGGAATGACGCTGAAGGATCAGTGATGTACGTAACTGCGTTGGCAGGGTTAGTATTGAAGCTCATTACACCGACTCCTTTACTTTGAGGTTTTGAGAAGACGTATCGATGATAAGGTCACGAACACGTTCACGATCGAGAGAGTCGCCTTGACCCCAAGTTTCATGACGGATAGTACTAGAGCAGATTTCTAGGTACTGCATAATTGCACGTTCTACAACGGAGACTGACAAACCTTCTACAGGGTAGAGGCCGTCGTAGGCATAAAAGGATAACACGTAGTTTCGGAATCGAACTAGGTCGGGGTTAGAACGTAATGCAATATAGTTAGTAGTCATAATCAAATCTCTCTTTTCATTAGTTTATGTAGCCATTGTACATGTTTTTGAAACAGATGTCAAGGCATTTAGCTAAATAATTTAGCTTATTTCTTCTACCGTGATTCGGTACTGTTTACCATTGAAGTCAACAACCTCTAACCGCTTGGCGGTAGATACCATATACCCCTCTTTAGGTTCCAAGTCCATCTTCACGTGACCGACTTGTCGAATGATGCCACCATCATCCTTTCCATCCGCAACCATTGCGGGTCTAACGATTGTGTGTGCGATATAATCGCAGTATGCCATACTCATTATGCAGCTCCCATAATTGATTCAAGTTCATCGAACTGTTCTTCGATACCATGTATGCCCATCTCTTTCTTGACGCGCCATTCCTCGCGCACAGGTTCATCAAGGTCCGTGAGAGAACATGCGTCCTTACCCATAGAGTCCTGTTCCCAGCGGCGAATACTGACAACCTCGTTTTCGAAGTTGAGCGCCTTCTTCTCGCAGTACAACTTACCGAAGTCTACCGACGCGTAGATCGCGGACTCCCAGAACTCGATGTGGTCTTCCTCACGGAAGTCGATAAGATCGACGACCGACTCAGAGATGATG